ATTAGCGGGTAATCGGCCAGGCGGGGGCGGACGATATGCCCGTCCCGCGAACCAGGATCGACTCAGCCGGCACGCGCAAGGCACCGCCGCGCTGGCTCATGGCCTTGGACACGGCCACGTCGAGCGCCTGCACGTAGAACTGCGTGGCGTTCTTGCAGATGTCCACGCTGGCTTTCAGGCCCAGCCCGACCTCGGCGGCTACGCGCCAGGCCACCAGGTCGCCGAACAGGGACGGCGTGAACTGCAACTCGGTCACGTCGCGGATGTAGTAGGCCCATGCGTCGGGAATGTCGCTGACGATGATCTGGCCGGACGAATCGGGGTCGGCGTGGATTTCCCAGCGGTTGCGGTAGTCGTTGAGCGGGAGCCACTCCGGCACGAAATCCTCGGACTCCACGTACAGGACGCTGGCAGCATCGGCCGGCACGGCGTAGGAGTAGCCCCAGCCGGACGGCGGATCGCTCGTCATTTCGGCCAAAGCCACGGACTTGCGGGCGAACGGCCACGGAAATTCCTCCATGACCATCCGCAGAATCATCGGGAACACGCGGGCGCAGGCGGCGCCGTGTTCGGTGTTGTCCGTCAATGCGGTAATCGGCCGCAACGTACCAAATCCGATCCTCGACAACGCGAGGTTGCAGCAGTCCACGTTGTCCACCGCGACACTCCAAAAAAAACCCCGGCCATTTCTGACCGGGGCGTAATGGGCCTAAGCCCTAGGGTTACAGAGCGTTCAGCGCATCCAACAGCTTGAGGCGGGACGAGGCTTTCGTTGCCGCTTCGGCCTTGCGCTGATCGCGTGCTTCTTCGGCATCCGCGACTGCTTGCCTGGCCGCATCGTCGAGCGGTTCCAGGTTCACGCCAGGAACGCCCGCGTAGCGAACCCGGTCACCCGGATTGACCACGCGGCCATTGATGAAGTGATCCTTGTGCTTGACCAGGTACAGCGGCGCCTCGGCCGGAACCGCGGGGGATGAGCCACGCATCACGCCATTCTTTGCCGCCTTCTTGGGCGCGGGCGCCGAATCGGCCGGCTTGGACTCTTGCTTACTCATGGCTCAGTCCTCCCTGTTAGGCCGTCTGGCCGTTGGCGTAGCTGGTCCACTTCTGCGGATCGCGGGTCAGGAAGGCGTCGAACTTGCCCGCCGTCAGCGGCCCTGAAGCCACGGTGTAGCGCACGCCGAGATACCGCTCGTAAGTCTTGCCGAGCGGCAGCGCGACGCAGACGACGTTCGTGCCGACCGTCGCATACGCAGCGAAGGCCAACGCGGCAGTCGTCGTGTGGACCGTGGCGGAAGTCGCCAGATCCGCCGTGCTGTCCGATTCCATCGAGAACACCACGGTGGCGTCCGAGCCGGAGTCGGTGCAGGCGGTCTGCGTGTTGATGACCAAGTAGATCGGCGTGCCGTTGCCGATGTCCTTGAGCGTGTTGGTCGAGCCGAGGTCGATGACGTTGCTGATGGCGCTCGAAGTGACCGCCTGCGCGTCGGAGAACTCGTTGTAGCTGTCGAGGATACTCATGGTGTTGCTCCTGAAAGGAAGGGTTAGACGACGCGGGTTTCGCCGGACAGGATCGCGTCCACGCGGCGGCAGGGGATGTCATCGAACATGAGCGCCTTGCGGCCCGAGACTTCGCCCATAGACAGCCAGACGTTCGCCTTGTTCGTGATCTGCCGACGCAACATCGAACGCACCGAACGCGGCATGTACCAGGCCAGCTTCACGGCATCGGGCGCGTTGATGAGTTCGCACGCCTGCACCATTAGGTCCACAAGGTCAGCGCCGGTCGCGGCCGTCTTGAGCATCGCGGAAATGTCGATGTTGGCGATACGCACGATGTTCCGCCAGTCCTTGACGGCGATGCCGCAATCCCACTCGAACAGGTCGCGCACGGCCAGGTACTGACCGCCGTTGCCGTCCGATACCAGCTCGTCGTCCAGCGCCGTGTGCTTGAGGCCGGCCTGCGAACCCTTCGGGAAGATACCCATTGCGCCTTCCTGACCCCAGCCGACCAGATAAATCGAGGTCAGGTCGGTGTCGTTGCCGCCGGCGTCGATGATGTTCTCGGCGTTCTCCGGGCCGGTGATGTCCGAGTAGCGTGGTGCGATGCCCAGGAACTTCTCCGGGTCCAAGTCGGTATCGCCGTAGAACAGGGTTGAGGCGAACGTGTGGTTCATCGACGTGATATGGCCGCTGTTCTCGGTGACGCGGAAGAAACTTTTGTCGCCAGCGAGGTCAACGAGCTTCTTGTCGATCTGCCCGATGGACGACATGATGCCGCACGATTCGGTGACATCGACGTAACGCGACTTGCTGGCCGCGACGCCCGCGTTGAGCTTGCGGAAGGCGGCGGTCGGCAGGCCGGAGCGCGTGGACATGCGATGGCCGTTGGTCAGGTTGGATTCCATCCAGGGAATGTCATCGAGGACGGGGTTCTGCTGCGTGAGCAGTTCGGCCATCGGCAGCGGCTTGCCGTCCGAAGAAAACAGCCGGGACGCATCGAGCAGGGTGGGCTGGGTTGCGGTGAGGGTACTCATGGGTCAAGTCTCCAGAAATGAAAAACCCACTGGGTGGCGGGCTTCGGGATGGGTGTTTTGTGCGTTACTTCGGCGGGTACATTCGCAGATGGAGCGGCGTTTCAGCGCCACCACCACCGGGCGGAAGGCCGCCGCGATCTTCTCGAACGTCGGCACCGATCTTTCGGAACAGCCGGACGAGTTCGGGGTGATTGCCGAGTCCGGTTTCGTTGAGAGCGGCAGACAGTTCAGGCGTGCCGTACTTGGCAATGCCGGCTTGGATGAGGGCATGGGTTTCGTCCATGTGGACCCCGCCAATGTCCTTGTCGGCTTTGACTTGTTCGGCCCATTGCGTCGATCGCTCCGCGACCACTTGCTGCATGTATCCCTGCATGGCTTCTGGCGTGAGGACGCCGGAAACCGCCGTTTTCATTTCGTTGGCATACGCCGTGACCAGCGACTGCGCCTTTTCCTGCGACAGCCCGGCTTCTTTGAGAAGCGGGATGGCGCGGTCCATAGCGGCCTGGTCGAGCGCGATGCCTTCCGGCATGACGAACGGGGTGTAGGGGACATCATCCGCCGGAGCCGCAGGATCAGCGGCGGGCGGGTCAGCGGGTGCAGCGGTAGCGGCGGCAGTCGTGTCCGTGTTGGCGGACGTGGTGGCATCGCTATCCGGCGTAGGGGTTGCCGTGCCGGGCAGGGTATCAGCCATTAATCAGTACTCCGTTGAAGCCCTTGCGGGCGGGGTGAATCAAGCAGCAGAGGTGACGATCTTCCACAGCGGCTCGGCTTTCGTGCCGCCGTTGACGTAGTGCTTGCCCGTGGTCGTGTTGACGTACAGCGAGCCGATGCCGGCCGTTGTCTCGCCAGTGGCCGGCGGGGTGCCGTCGGTGTAATCGACCGGGGCGCCGGCAGCGACATAGACCTCGAAATCGCCAGCCTTGAACACCAGGCCGGTCGTCGGGATCGTGGTCGTTACCTGCACGCCGTTCAGGTCGATGCGGAATTTTTGGATACCGTTGACCAGGAACCGCAGAAGCGACGAACCAGACGCCGATGCCTTGTTGTCGATGTCGATTTCCAGGCCGTGCTGGGCCTCGTCGGCGTTGTCGAACTTCAATTTCTGGAGCATGGCTCAATCCTCCTGGGAATCAGTGGCAGCTTGTTCGGCAAGCCGGCGTCGCAGTTCTTGGGCCAGCGCCTCGTCCTCCATGACGCGGTACTCGCCGAAGCAATGCGCTTTCAGGTCCGTCAGCAGTTCCAGGCCAACCTCGCGGCGGCCGATCATGTAACTGGTAAAGCCGGAGTTGTTCTGTTGCAGGCTCGCGTACATGCCCGAGCGTTCCAGTTGCGACCACACGAACGCACGGCCCAGCGGGTGCGCCATCACGTGCGCCAGGCTGTCGATGTAGGCGGCACGTTGGCGCTTGGCCGCTTTCTCCGACTCCCGACTCACGCAGGCGCACCGACACCTTGCGACGCAGCCGCCGCAAGGTTAGACAGCATGTTCCCAGGCGCAGGCTGCGTCCCCGCAACGTCCTTGACCGCCGATCCGATGTCCTTGATGGCCGGCGCCATCGCCAGCATCTTCTGCTGCTGCGCTTCTTTGGCGCGCGCCTGCCGAATCGCCAGCACGGTATCGTCGTCGCGCACGATGCCGGACGGGACTGCCAAGCCCGTGCCGTACTCGTCCAGCGCCTGGTCGGCGTCGAACTTATCCAGGTGGCTCTGGTCCATATGCGCCAGCTGACCGGCGAACGCCGCGAACCGCTCGATGTTGCCGAGGCTGGCCGCACGTTGCGCCTGCTGAAGCGTGGAGATGAAGTCCACGTCCAACGGGACGCCATGCAATTCGTCTGGCGGCGGCGGTAGCATCGGCTCACCGCCGAGCAAGCCCTGCCAGAACGGCTGCGACTGCCGGACCATGATGGCGAACGTGCGGTCCACCAGCTTCGCCAACAGGTCGGAGTTGAACCGCTCCAGAGTCGGGCCGAGCGCCAGCACCTTTTCCTCGTACCGCGCCCGGATTTCCTCGGCGGTCGGCGGCTGGGAACGCGCGTCAGATTGCAGCATGAGGAACAGGTCAACGAAATACGCCTGGTCGATGTCGCGCTCGTTCTGCTGGATGTCGAGCAGCAATCCCTGGATGTCGGGCTTGAAGTCGTAGACCGACCGGATGCCACGGCCTTCCAGCGTGGACTCAGGAACCGTGTTGAACGCACCGGGGAGCAGGCTCACCCCTGCCCGGCCCATGCTGGCCGGACCCTGCAGCGGCGGGTTGTAACCGCGCTGGATGGCCTGCGCCTTGTTGCGCTCGTTGATCTGCAACGCACGGGCCGCGCCCAGCGCGATCATGCCGGGGCAACTGGTCCCGTAAGTGTCGCCCGCGGTGATTTCCCAGCGGGTCGAGAGGATGGGGTTTTCCTGGAAGCCGGAACGCAGCAATGGCTGCTGGTCCTCGCTGCCGACCGCTTCCCAATAGACCGACTGCCAGGCCATGTCGCGGGCCATGCGGGCGTCCGACCTGGCCTCGGGGTTCGGCTCGATCGCGCACAGCACGTCGATCCGTTCCTCGTACTTGGCGTTCTCGTACCTGGAGCGTGTCGCCACGGAGCAGGCTTGCAGGCCGAACTTGGCGACCACCTGCCGCACCGTCATGGGAATCAACTTGTAGAACGTGTCAACGACGCCGTAGGCATCGCA